GCCACAGTTATCTTGCAACTTTTCTGAAACACGAGAAGATTGCTGTGGCTCCTAAACGGTTGGTCCCTCGGGTCATCCAACCGCGCAAACCCGAGTATAACGTCTGCCTCGGACGTTATATTCGCCATTTGGAGCACGTTGTCTACGGGATGATCGCTGACTTGTTTGGGGGCCCTACTGTGATGAAGGGCATGAACACCTACCAGATTGGGGAGGTGTTCAACCAGGCATGGACCCAATTTAGCGATCCCGTTGGTGTGGGGCTTGATGCAAGCCGCTTCGACCAGCATGTGAGCGCTTCGGTGTTGCAATGGGAGCACAGGCGTTATTTGGCTTTCTACTCTGGGAGAGAGAGGGCTGAGTTGCGCAAGTTGCTTTCCTGGCAGATCAAGAATGTTGGCTATGTTCGTACGCCTGAAGGCACCTTCCGCTACACGGTAGAGGGTTGCCGAGCGTCTGGCGACATGAACACGGCATTGGGCAACTGCTTGATCATGTGTGGGATGGTTCACGCCTACTGCACATCACACGGGGTACGCCGCTTCCGCCTGCTGAACAATGGTGACGACTGTGTGGTCATCGTCGAACGGTCAGATTTACACAGACTTGGTGGGATACCTGCTTTTTTCGGCACGCTGGGGTTCGTCATGAAGGTCGAGCGCCCAGTGGACGTGTTGGAGGAGGTGGAGTTCTGCCAGATGCATCCGGTCTTTGATGGGCAGCGTTGGCGCATGGTGCGAAACCTGCGTACAATGCTCTCTAAGGACACCACGTACCTCCGTAAGTTTGCGAAGGAATCGCATTACGGGTCTTATCGGTACGTGCTCGCGCAGGGTGGTCTTGCACTCTGCGCTGGTCTCCCCATCTGTCAAGCCTACTACACTAAGCTGGGTGAGGGCGCACTTCCTGGTGCGTACGTGCCCTCTGAAGTCTACGAGACAGGCTTCTTCCAGTTGACGAAAGGTCTCAAAGGAAAGGTTGCAACAATCAGCGACGATGCCAGGGTCTCATTTTGGAAGGCTTTTGGGGTGACTCCCACGAGCCAACGCATTCTAGAAGGAGATATCGTCGCAGTTCCTGAGTTGAGCGCCGACTTGGTCGGTCAGGAAGCGGACACTCGTGGTATCGAGTGCCCGTTGTCACTGTGAACAGTGGCACAAATGGGGTTCGCTGGTTTAAGACCAAAATCGCCTGTCGTGCTAAACCAAACGCCAAGAGACTGCACGGTCACCTGCGTCCAGCGAATGAACAGTCCCGCCCATGTGCGGCATCCCATACAACATGTCCCTCAGCAAGAGATTTGCGAAGATGGCCGTCTCGCGGCCAGCGAGGATCAGGAAAGCGACGCCTGGTCCGGGTGCAAAGAAGCGCACTCAAACAATCGTTGCACGAGCCAGAGTTGCCAGCTCTGGACTGCCTACTGCCTACCCAATGCAGTACAGCAGGGTCCCACAACGCTCGATTCGCCTGAAGAGGCGGGAAATGGTGTCAGCCATCGCTCTCAATTCCACGACCTTTGCGCTGACTTCATCTTTCGATCAGGTTGATGGCCTGATCAATCCTGGCAATCCATACTTGTTCCCCTGGTTATCGGGAATGGCAAGCCTGTACGAGAAGTACCGTTTTGTGAGCCTGGAATTTATTCTCGTGAGCGCTAACCCAGCCACGCACGCTGGGTCGGTGTTCATGGCGATTGACGTTGACCCTGTGGACCCGTTGCCTGTGTCCACACAGGAATTGATGGCGAATGCTAACTCCGTCACGAGCACGGTATGGCAGAGCTGTTCCCTGAAAGTCGATGTTGCGCGCGCCAACGAGGGTATTCCGTGGAGGTACACAAACACGCGAAACGGCAGCCAGCAAGCCGAGCCAAGGACGACGTACATCGGACAACTTCTGATTGGGTCCGCAGGGACCTCTGCTACTCCTTCCACATTTAATCTCGAGATTGCGTATGAGATTGACCTTAGTGTGGAGCAGATGATGACCACGTCACAACAGATTGTCACAGGTCCACTTTTCCATGACGCGACAACTGACACCATGTTTCCGAGCTCTCTGGGAGCGGGGACAGGGCGGCTGACAACCGTGGTGGCGGGTAGTGGCAGGATTCCGACATTTGATGTCACTGCTGCTAACGCCACGATCGGCTCAGCGATACCGGGCGACACTCCCGCAATTGATCTTGGTTTTGTGCAAACCGGATCGCTGCTGTCCTCATTCACAGCAGCTGCGGTGGGTCAAACCCCCCTGGCCATGATGCAGGATTCGTTCCCCAACATGGCGGTATTCAGTGGCCTAGGATCGTTCCTTGGCCAGTCGTTTCTGGTGGACAACGGGGTTGGTGCCACTCGTGGGGTGGCAGGAACGGGGCTGGCGGGCCAGACCGGTGCTCCGGGCCGTTCCATCATCAACCTCACCATCCAGGCGCTGTTGGCCACTTACCCAGGAGCTAGGTATTTGGTCCCAGTGCTGCAGCAGGCCCCCCAAGTGCCTTCTGCACCAGGCGTGTACTCGCTAACCTACACGTCCTGAAGCGGCACACTCTAAAATCTTCCCCATCTCGGCGAGGCAGCCGGTGTGGGGAGGTGGGCAGAGTGTGCTTGTGCGCAATGGCGCACACCCCAGTTGATTCGCGCAATTAACTGGTTACCCTGGTTGAGGTGTGCT